GGTGACTATATAAAATTTGAGATCAATGCCCTATCAAGCCTCGACGGGGCATGGCCGTTTCTGTTGACCGCACAAGGGCTGCGCCTTTGGTGCAAGAACGGCTGCACAACACCAGATCCGGTTTGTTACACCAAATACAAGCACACACATCTGATCGATGTAGAAGCACACGCTGCCAAAATCTCTACGGCACTGGAAGCCTTTTACAACCATAAAGATATATGGATGGAATGGAGAAAAGTTCCTGTTTCACATGAAACAGCGGAAAACTTCTTCAAAAAGACACTCGCCAAAGCCCAGACCAATACGACAGAATTTAAACACAACAAAGTGCAACTGGAAGCACTTATGGGCCTATGGCGGAAAGAAACCCAAATACTCGGTGCAACAAAATGGGCATTATTTAACGCCTGCACCTACTGGCAGGATCACACTGAAGGCGATGCCGCACACAATACACGCTTTCGGCGCGAAGCAGAAATGCGGAAAACACTCAAATCAAAACATTGGGAGGCAATATGCACGACTTAAACCCCCAAATCGTTGAAAAAATCAACGAAGCCTTGCAATCCACCGATGATATACATCGTTTATGCCGTGAGTTTAAAAATCCCATGATTGGAATTTATGCAAATGGCATAACGGCACGGCTTACCGAAGTTCTGGACATAATAGATCAGAAAGAAACACCAGCATGATATTTTACATAAACTACTGGCAGGAGCAGGGCGAAAGCCCTGTTCTTATTACAGGTCTGGTTGATGGCGACATTAATAAACCCGCTATGATTCGCATAGACCATGATATGTTTCGGGACTTTATTAAAAATAATGGACATGAAACCATGCCTATTATCGCTAATGTTGACCCGGAAAATCAAACAATCGACGCTATCAGAAGAAACTAATCTCTTGACTGCACCAATGCAGTTTGGCAAAACTGTTTTATGGAAGCAAAATTGACGAGTTATTACGAGCAGCTTGAAAACATTGCTGATGAAACAGGTTGGACATTAAAAGAAGCCTGCATAGACGCTGGCTTGTCCGATTCCACATATTATCGGTGGGCCAATGGTAGCTTTGAGCCAAGAAGACAACCCGCAGAGCGAGTTGCCGACTTCATGCTCCAATTCAGACGCTAATCTGACGCCGGAGCAAAAATACTACGAAGCGATTATTGTCTCTTTGTCAGAAGAACGGCAAAAACAGGGACTTTCGCTTCACGCATTGGCAGACAGAATAGGCTGCAATCTGGATCTCGTTGCCAAATGGGAAGCCAGAATACGCCGTCCCAGTGCGTTTCTTCTTTATTGTTGGGCTGAATCGCTCGACATGATAATCGAGGTGAAAAAACGTGGGAAAGAAGAGCCGAGACAAAGGTGCGCGAATCGAGCGTGACGTTGTAAATATCCTTAAAGCCGCAGGGCGAAATGCCCGACGAACATCCCCACTTCAAACCTACGAACCCAACAACGAACCTGACATCGAAAGCGACGGAAAACGCATCGAAGTCAAAGCCCGTAAAGACGGATTTAAGCAAATATATCAATGGCTTGGCGATAATGATTGGCTAATACTCAAAGCCGATAACAAGCCCTATTTGCTTGTAAAAAAATTGGAGGATGAATTGTGAAAAATTCAAAAGAACAAAAAATAATCAAAAAAGCAGAAAAGTTAGGGATGTGGTTTGACCCAGACATTCAAATTGACCCTGCCATTAAGCATTTAGCTGCCTCTAGGTTTCTGCTTAACCATGAAAGCGGGGATTATGATAATGCGACAGAGAACGGGATGGACGCTTTGCTTTATGCCACCATTCGTCATTCATTCACGGATGACGATTGGAAACAGAGACAGCAAGAGTTGCGGTTAAAATACCCTGAGCTAATGACAACAAATGACAACGAGGATGAACTATGAGTGCAATTAACCCCGTATGCCCGACAGATGCCGAGCAGGAAAAATCTGACAAAAATACCCGTCATGAAGCATGGATTCACTATATGGACCTATTTGGTGACTCGACAATTCCTGATACCCGGGATCAATACGGTATTCAAATAGATAAAGGTGCCGAAGTTCTTGACTGCCCCAAAGGTTCATGGGTGCAGGCATGGGTCTGGCTCCCACAATGAGCATCAAAGCGATGAATTGGGCGTTTAAACAGACATTACACGCAAGTCAAAAAGCTGTATTGGTTGCCCTGGCTGATAATTGTAACGACGAAGGAGTGGCATGGCCTTCCATACAATTTCTTGTAAATAAAACGTGCATGTCCCGATCAACTATAAAAAGACATTTAAAAGCATTGAGTGAACAGGGATATATAACGGTACAAGAACGCCACAGAGCAAACGGATCTCAACAGTCCAATAATATTTACCTCAATCTGGACAAAGGGGGGGTTCAAAATGAACCGGGGGGGAGTTCACACGTGGACCCCCTTGAACCACCATATGAACCTATATCTAATAAGCGGCGGGTTCTTCCGCCAAAAAATCTACAAATGACCGAAGAAACGAAAGCATGGTTTTCCGATAACCATTCTGAAGTCAATCAAGACGAATTTGTTAAACATTTCGTTGATAGTTGCCACGCCAAAGGACTGAAGTACGTCAATTTCCAGCTTGCCCTCAAAAACTGGATGACCAATCAAAAGAAATGGGAACGAGATAATGGCAGAGGAAAAACCCGACAACCTCCCGATGTTAACCGAACAAGAGATAAGATCCGAGAAGCGTTCTCTTGTGGAAATGGCGAAGGAAGAACGTCTTAATTATCTGCAATCACAAGTCCATTTATACGAAAAATCACTTGAGCCGACAAATGAACAGGTTATCGGCAATATCTTGGGGGCATTATCCACCGGATTAGGCGTTGAACTCCCCTCCATAGAAGCAATGCGGCATTTCTACGGACCGGAACTGTCAAAATACCCGAAAGATATAATCGAGGATGCCGCGAAAGAAATTTTACGCAGCTATGTGTACCCACGCTTTCCTCCAATCGCGGAATTTTGCAAGAGAGCCGATGAAATGCTCCTAGAACGCCAAAATTTGGCCCGTGAGTGGGAAAGGTCGCTTGAGTGGGAGCGTAGTGGCCCAGTGATGATAAAGCGCACCAGTGCCGCTCAAAACGGCCCAAAGAGATTATCGGCATCTTTGCCTAAAATAAAACATAGTTGACTTACTGCATAAGTGCAGGCAAAATAACCAATACATTCCGGAGGTATTATGAAAAAAAGAATCCACATCAACCAGCATGTCATAAAAGCCAATACAAAAAATAATGAACGCAATCCGGTAATAACAGTTAAAACAAGCAGAGATAACACATATGGACATGAAGTATATGTAGATGGTCCCTGCGTTATTAAATATTCCCCGGATAAGCCCCTATCCTGTGGTGCTAAAGTCTGGGTAGAAACTTCCGAACAAGTCGATATATGGCAAGTAAAAGAAAATGGCAATATGTCGCTGGTAGGACGTAAATAAATAAAGGAGAGCATAATGTCGCCAAAAAAATCCACAGACAAGAATGAAACAGAAAAATTTTATCTGGCTCCATCATTCTATGTTGAAATCCTCAGACGCATAAAAGAAATCGCAAAACACAACCGTCATAGCGAAGTCTATCAACATGCAATGGACAACATCATTGATGAAGCCGACAAAGGATTGAATAAAAAAGGGAGCTTCTAATGCTGGAAATCAAAAATCCGGAAGAACACCTTAAAAAATTCCTGGCAAATTACGGGTTAACCGAGAAACAAAGGCTGAATAAGGGAACATACATTGGCGGATCAACCGCAAAACTGGTATTTGAAGGTGATTGGCAGGAAGCCTATGACCGAATTGTTAATACAGGAGAAGATCTTAGTGACCGCTTCAATGTTCAGCTAGGATGTGTAACAGAACATCTTAATCTCAGCTGGTCTGCCGTTATTAACAACTGGCGAAGTTTTAAAATTCCCAAAAATGTCATACGACATCCCGATCATAAGCATATTGGCGCACTGGTCGATGGCATAGGAATGGACGAAATCGGTGAATTTATTGTCGATGCAAAGCATGTCCGGGCCTTTGGCCTCTATACAAATGATGGACCGACTTCAATGGAGAAAACGGTAAAACAATATTATTGGCAGGGAAT